AATACATTTTTCATAACTCTCTCTTTTTATGATTTTATAATATTGCTCTAGGGCCTTTCCCTTTCTGCTTATATAAAGATAAGCATTTTTCACTTCGGAAACAACCTTTTTGGTAACTTTTTTTAAAAAACTTTTTATGATGATCATAACCGTTTTTTATGACCTTTTGCCGGGCTGTCTCTCACGTCCGCATGGGCCAACCTTTCGATTGACCCTTTGGACTATATTGAGAGATATGTTACATTAATTTTGAAAGGTACCTGCTGGTGCTGTGTCGTCGTCAGCTTCAGCTTCTTCCTCCTCTTCCTCAATAAGCTCCTCCAACTCTTCGCGGATGCTATTATATACATAATCAAAGTCTACGCCTACGTCACTTAAGCTAACCACATTATTCCAATCTAACTCAAACTCTGCTGACTCTCTATCTACTAACTCGCGGCGATCTATATTGTCTACTGCTTGCTGGATTTTATCCATCAACATTTCAAACTGCGCTCCTTTTAAACTGAAGCCTTTTTTCTCTTCTTCTAAGCCGAGGATCAACTCAATTACATTGTCGATTGATACTACTGAGGTTAACGCCTTTGCTGCCTCCAATTGTGCTACTAATTCATTTTTTTTCATAACTCTCTTTTTTTGGGTTTTAAATTGTGGGACTATTCCCTAACTTCCTTATAATAAAGATAAGGACTTTTTCAATGCGATCCTAATCTTTTTGAAACTTTTTTTAATCTTTTTTTTCCTGGTGGATTTGATCGATTGCAGCTCCAATGGTTTTAATTGCATCACCGAATAAGTGCTTCATATTATTTGCTGCGAGGAACACTGCCATTGCTTTGAGCAATGCATTTGCGTCTTGGATTTCTTCTTTGGTTCTTGTCATCATATCTCTTTCTTTTTTATAAAGATAAGCATTTTTCACTTCGGATCCTAATCTTTTGGAAACTTTTTTTAAACTTTTTTTAGGCCTAATTCTGCTGCTACATAATTGATATGCTTGGTGGTTGTCTTGCTCCAGTAGCCTAATACACGCAATGTGGATCCTTCGACGGTTGCTACATGAGTGGTATAAGAAATTACTTGATTGCCTACTAAAGCGAGGTTGTCTTGATAACGATTAAACTTTTTCATCTATCTGTTATTAGTTATTAATATCAACATACATACACGCCATTACTGCTAATGTGGCTTGAGTCACTATGCGCTCAAACTCTTCTTGGCTCAACCCATACATTATGCTGCGTCTTTAACGGTTAAACAAGCCTGCGTCAATAACATACCAGCGATAATGCCATAACCAATTGGGTTACCAAATGCTGCGAGGATTCCGCCTACCATCAATCCTGCTACTAATACTAATCCTTTGTCAATTTTTTTCATATCTCTTATTTTTTATTATACTTAAAGATAAGCATTTTTTCTTTCGGATCCTAATCTTTTGGAAACTTTTTTTAGAGATATTGTTCTAGCAATTCAATGCCCGGTACAGTGGTAATATTCTTCTCAGCTGCTCGAACCAATTGGCGCGCGCGCTCTCCGGTAACATTAAGCTCTTCAGCAATCTGCTCCATACACTGCGCATACTCGCGGTCGATGCCATAGAAGCGTGTCAATGCTTCGCGTTGCTTCTCAGGTAGCTGACTTAGCGCGCGGTTCAAATCAAAGCGTAGGTCATTGTAGTCTCTCGCGCTTCGGGTAGACTCAGCCTCCAAGTATCGGTCTGCATAAGTCTCTTTGTTCTCATCATCGCCTACTGGTGTGTGGATGCTTTTGACGGAATACTCTTCAGTGGCTGTACGATGTGATGGGATCCGTACTGTGCGAGACAAATCATTGAGTGCCTTCTGAAGCTCGGCTCTGATATACCATACTGCGAAGGTAACAAACTTAACGTTCTTGCTAGTGTCAAAGCGTTCTGCTGCTTCGAAGAGTCCAATATTGGCAAATGCAATAAGGTCTTCTAACTCTAAGCCCATGCCCTGATATTGACGGGCTACTTGGATCGCAAATTTAAGATTGGCTTCTACTAACTTGTTGCGTGCTGCTACATCGCCGGCTTGGGCTTTGGTTGCTAATGATTGCTCTACCTCTTTGGATAAGCCTTGAGTCTTCTTCAACTCCTTAACATACTGTCGGGTGCTGTTAACATCGGTTACAATTGCCCCATTACTTACGTGAATCTTTTTTGCCATAACTCTTTCTCTTTTTTATAAAGATAAGCATTTTTCTAATGCGAACCTAATCTTTTTAAAACTTTTTTGTCAATGGATTTGGTGTCGGATCCACTATGATGAATATGATACTCACCAGTGCTGCAACTATTATCGTGAGTCCCAGCACGCCTACTGCTGCTGCTATCATCTAACGAAGCGTGGGTTTAATGCTGCCTTACGCTCTTGCTCTTCGCGGTAGATTCGGTTTCTCTCACCTGCTGCTAATGCTGCCTTAACGATTGGGCTAATGCTTTGTGGTTTGCGCGCATCTGAGAAGAATCTTCCTACTACTGCGTCTTGCTGAAATTTTCCTGAATTCTTTTTGCCTATTGCCATTTCTCTTATTTTTTAGGTCGGGAACCATTTCCCTTTTTGCTTATATAAAGATAAGGTTTATTATGTTCGGATCCTAATCTTTTTGGAACTTTTTTGAAACTTTTTTACCAGCCTAACTCGTCTTTAGCTTCTACCGGCAAGTAACCTATTTGACGACCTTCCTCCAAATAAACAGTCTCTACAACTTCTTCGGTACGGCGATCCTCGATCTCAACTTGCACTACACTAGCAATACTATACTCAAAAGGCCAATTTGGCTGTGATGCAAATCTTACTTGCGCTTCTGGGTTCAATTGCTCTAACTCGTAAATTAAATCTGCTACTGTCATATATCTCTCTTTTTAATTTTATTAAAGATAAGCATTTTTATCATGCGATCCTAATCTTTTACCAACTTTTTTGAAACTTTTTTACTCAGTCTCGTAACAATCAACTGTTACATCAATCTCAGTTTCCATCATGAAGCCTAGGATTGCTTTGATGTCCTCTGCATCAAATCCAGCTTGCAAGCCTTGCTGAGTTAATGCTTGCACTGCGGTACAAAGTGCATCTTGATAATAGCGGCTTGTTACTGCGCTAAAACGATCTACTTGGTTAATGTCTCTTGTCATATATCTCTCTTTTTAATTTTATTAAAGATAAGCATTTTTCACTTCGGATCCTAATCGATTAGCAACTTTTTTTAATCTTTTTTAGGATTATAAGGCTCAAAGTATTCCTCATACACGGATTTGTAACTGGTTTTCAATAACATGTTAGTCTGCTTGATTCGATATTCTAACGATTTTATTACCGTTACAGATTTCGCATTTTCCAATGCTGCCTCCAATAAAGCAATTTGGTTTTCAAACATAAAGATTTTTTCTTGTACATTCATCGCTCTTATTTTTTAAATTTAACTTCGGGAACCATTTCCCTTTCTCCTTATATAAAGATAAGCATTTTTATCATGCGATCCTAATCTTTTTGTAACTTTTTTTAGAGATATTGATTGATATCTTTCTCTTCGATTTCAAAGGTCAAATCATCCATGATTTCTTTATTGAGCTGATCAACAACGGTAACTGCATAATATTGACCATCTTGTTCATAGACTTGATGAGCTACATTTTTAACCCATTTGCCTTCTCCGATAAATGTTGCTTTATCTAAATTTAGCATCGCTCTTAGTTTTCTAATTGGTAAATGGTTTCATTAATGGCACCAATCAAGTACCCGTAGCAATATGCTGCTGCTGATGGTCCTTGCTCTTCCCACTTCGCATCCGTAGCAGCTAATGCCTTTCTTAACGTTTCGGCTAATGCTTTCTTTTGTGCTTTTGTCATATCTCTTATTTTTTAATATACTTAAAGATAAGGTTTATTCTAATGCGATCCTAATCTTTTCCAAGAAAAGTTACAGAAAAGTTTGCTGGCTAATTAAAGCCAACAAACCCTTTCTCTAATTCAATCTCCAACTCTTCGGCAATGTCTTTTAAACGATAGAAAGGAGCTTCATCAATCTCATCCCATACTCGCTCTGCTACTTCGGCTACGGTATAGCCATAACCAAACCCATAACATGTAATGGCTCTTTGGATTGATTTAAGTGACTCTGGAGCTTCTTCCCAATCTAAATCATCATCTCTTAATGCTGCCAACTCCGCGGCAAACATTGCTGCTACTTTCTCCTTAACTACATCAGCTACTTCCTCATTATGAGCATACATCTCTTTGCTCCAAGGCTTTGTGATTTGGATTCCGTACTGTGTTTTAATTTCTTTTTTCATATATCTCTCTTTTTAATTTATATAAAGATAAGGTTTATCTGAATGCGATCCTAATTTTTTTCAAGAAAAGTTTCAGAAATGTTTAACTTAATAACCAATTAAATCAATAGCCATTTCCCCAGTTCCAATCCCATTATAAGTTATTTCATAGTTAGGATCCATTCCACTCATCATAATATCATCTATCAACTCATTAGTTGTGTTGAATTCCTTTTTATAATAATCACACTTTAAACTATACATATCTCTTATTTTTTAATTTACATAAAGATAAGTATAATATCCGCGCGTGTCAAGCATTTTGCAAAAAAAGTTTCATAAAATGTTTTTATGGAAAGTTGGATCCTAATAGGCAATGTCTATGGAAATCTACTTAAATCTTTGGTTGAACTTAAACCATCGATTGAACATAAAAAAAGGGAGCCACCTTAAAGGTTGACTCCCTACGTGCGCGCCTGGGAAATAAGAGAGAGAAACCAGGTCTAGCGAATGTCGGCCGGGTTGAGGTGTTCGTCGTGCCGCCAACAGAGAACATCGACTGTGGTTACAACCCGGCACTATATAGGGAAGGTCCTGCCAACGCAGGATCCCTTCTAACGTTTCAATTCTTTTACAATGCCTACTACAAGCAAGGTCGATATGGCCGCTACGGCAATGTATCCAATGATTTCCATCTTTTCCTTTTTACTCTTATATTATATGAAATATATATCCCGAATCCAAGCGCTAACGTCTAAAAGTAACGGCAAATGTTTACTCTCAATAGCTAGTAAACCGAATCAAAACCTAAAAATAGCACCTAAAAATGAGGCCTCTTCTAAAAATAGGACGGCAAATAAACTAAAAATAAACGGCTATTGCTCTAAAAATACCCTAAAAATAACACATAATGGACTAAAAATAGACGCATTCAGAACCATATATATAACGCAACGCATCGTGGACTAAAAATAGATGGTATTGAAATTACTATATATAGAGACGCATAATGGACTAAAAATAGAACGCACTTTGGACTAAAAATAAACCAGGCTGGGAGGAGATGGCCATTCGGTCTAAAAATAAGACATTGTGGCCCTTTTGGACTAAAAATAAAAGACCTTGTTAGACTGCGTTTAAGAACATTGACCGGGTCTAGGATGCAAGATATCCACCCGCTAGGCAATAAAGAGCATACGCCCCGTAAAAATAAAAAGGACAGGCAAAGATATATATAACCATTCCGCGCTGATGCTACTAGACACTAAAACCACAATTCAATCTAAATATACGTCTAGTACTTTTACTGAATGCAAACAAAAAATAACAGGGAGGGGAAGATGCTACTAGACTCTGACACCGTTTTTCGCCCTGTAGTAGCGTCTCGGGGTTTTCTTATGGAAAAACCTGGGTAATAGAGAATCTTTATATGTATGTGTATATACTCTCTTATATACATTATACTTAATAATACTTGTATCTCTATATGTTGTATTCTTCGTATTCGTATACTATATATTCTTCTGCAGTACCCGTAAAATCTAATTCTACAAATTAGTTTTCCGTTTACGAGCCTCACTTATTTTTTTCTTATGATCATCAGATAACTTACGTCCTTTTAATTTTAATGACATTTTAGTTTTCTGGTCTTCTGACAACGGTCCTCGTTTTTTTCCTAACTTAGAATTTCGAATTTTCTCTCGTGCTTCTGTAGTATGGGTATATGGGCCATTAGGCATATTAATAGTCTTACCTAATCTAGCTAATCTTAATTTTTCTCTCGTATCTGAAGTTATTATTCTATTACTATGCATATAGCTAAATAACAATCTAGCTCGTTCGTATTCGTGTGAACTAATTAAATAACTTCGATTTTGTGTATTAGATTTCATATTACACATCATCCAGTATGCATAAATTAATTTGTTATTATTAGGATAAATTTCGCATAGTAATTTATGTATAATAAAATGCTCGCGAGCCGTTAATTCAACTAGATTATCTAAATCATCTGTTCCACCTAGACACCGCGGGTTGATGTGATGTCGTTCACGATAACCTTTTAATTTTCTTGTTTTCGCACGTTCAATGATTTGATCATGTATTCTTTGATAATTCATACTAGTAAATAGCCTTGTATTGAGTAGAGACCGCAACCTCGAAAAATACAAGGCTTCTTTAAAAATATTTTACATGGTAGCCGCAACTCTACATATATAAATATCACCCAGTAAAAAAGAGCCAACCTAAGTCGACTCTTTACATTTCATTACTTGGTTACATCATCATCTATCCACACTACTCCAAAGCAGAGGCGCATCATTTTTCTATGAAGCCATTTCGGTCGATGCGTTAGTCGCAGTGTTACAGTGCTGGGTGGTGTTCCTAATCTATAACCACCGATACCAATTGGAGTTGCTGTTAAGTTAAGTACTCGTTCAGGTTCGCATCCGGGACTTACTTCTCCTGATTCAATCATATCAGTTAAACTGCTTATGTTACATGTTGCTCCAACCGGACAACATTCATCATCACAATGTGATTTTGTAACAGGACAAATCATATCCTCTTTTACTGTATAATCTTTTTCTTCCATCTTATTCTGATTTATTTGTTTTTGTTTGAATCTTTCATACCAACTCGTCCAATCTTCTGAAGTCATAGAATCCAAAGCCTCATCAAATTCTTTGTTTAATTTATCCCACTTAGACATCTTATTTTGGTTTAAAGGTTAATCTCTACGCTCATTAATCCAATTAAACACATCTTCTCCATATAAAGCCATCACTGCTTTTTCAAAAATGTATTGGTCAAAATTATTGTCCTCATAGTATTCATCATCACTATCAACAAAGTCAACATACTCTTGACAAATCTTTCTTAATTCATCTAAGTTTACTTGATTTAATTGCTTTGGCTTCTCCATCTTATTCTAATTTAAAGGTTTTGTTATAGTAGTCTTCTGCTTTTTTAATTGTGTGGCTATTGCCAATAGAAAGGCCAAAAGGGTCTTTTGAGAAAATAAAAGCATCCATTATCTGCTCCTTCTCCATTTCTTTGGCTTGTTTAAAATCATCTTCTATTAAAATAGATTCGGGACTATTGTCATATTGGTCTTGTAACCATTCTACTGCTGTCATCTTATTCTGATTTAAAGGTTAATATCCATTTATAATAGCCCATTCATTTTGGTTGCTTGGATGGTTTTTATTTGCATCTATATATTGAGATGCTTCTTTTTTGGTTTTTCCAGTGAAAATAATTCCCGTATTATCCTCAATAGACTCAATATATTTTAATTGTTTTTCTAATGTCTTTTATGTTTGCCATCTTATTCTGATTTAAAGGTTTCATTATAGCACTTTATACATTGAATTAAACCTGCTTCTGCATAATACTCTGTAACATATACATTATCCTTTGTGAATCCACAAGTATCACATCTATTGTGTGTGAACATTTTTTTAAAGAATGAAATTAGATTTTTCATCTTATTCTGATTTTATGTAAGTATAAACAATGATTGAAGCTGTAATCATTAAAGCTAAACCTAAATAAGTAGTCCAACCACCTTGTCCAACAAGATCCATTCCTATTGATGTCATTAGCATAGTTCCCATACCATAAGTAAATCCTTTTCTTTCTTCTTTACTTTTCATCTTATTCTGATTTAAATACCATAAATTAAATACTGTTCATACTGACCTTCTGTTAAAACAACATATTGACCATTAACTTTGATGATATAGTTTCTTTCCATTTTATTCTGATTTAGTGTTATTAATTACGACAATCATTAACATCCAACAACAAAGTATTACAGCTATCATGTTATTCTGATTTAGTGGTTAAACGCACTGCCAAAGTTTCCTTTAACCTTTGTGCTCCTGTTTCCGTTAACTTATAACTATCAGGAAATTCTCCATGCCCATTGCTTTCCATCTCTATATGATATGGGTTCACTAAATTAATTTTCTTGAGCTCTTCAATAACTTCTTCTAATGTGTATTTCATACTTCTTATTTTCTCCTATAATAAGAAATAGTTTTCATATATCCAATCTGTATAGTAAAAAAGTGCTAACATTGCTGTTAACACTCTTAGCTTGACTGGCAGTATTATATATCAATTGGCCATTCCCAATTTTCAATGTCTTTACAATACTCGTTAAAGGAATATTTGCGAAGCTTGAAGTGCCACACTAAATGCATAATGTGCAATATCGTGTACATGAAAAGATATATTAAGTATTTCATAATTTGCTTTTAAATAATTCCCGAGCTGCGGTTTCATCTTCTTCAAACCAAATACCATCAAAGATAATTTTTGCTTCTTCTGCAGTGCATCGGTCTTCTATTACCTCAATATATGTTTCAACATCGACTCCTAATGCCTCAGCCATTCCGGTGTCCATTAAGTCATAAAATCCTGTCATCTTGTTCTCTATTTGCTTGTTCATTTAACAGCTCAACCATTCTGCTCATTGTTATCTTTTCATCTACAAAGTCTTTGTATACACTTCTGAAATATGATAAGGTTATCTTGCTTGCATACTCATCAGCTACAAATCCCGCAGCTCCTACTTGTCTAGGCTTTGGTACCAATGTCCCTTCTGCCTTAGCCTTTTCATAACGTTCAACCTGAGGACGCACAACGGTGTCTAAGATGTGCTGCGCCTTGCGATTAAAGTCTTCTTGGTCTATTTTCATTTTGTTCTTTTTACTATATAAAATCCTCCGGCATCAACATTGTATCCAAATTCTAGATCATGTTCAACTAAGAAGTTCATTACCATTTCTCGTTCCTCTTCAGTTAATGCGTTACAATCATATGCTTGTATACCACGTAGAGAGTCAATTGCATCTCTTTTACCTGTACGATATCCTCGTTCAAACGATCCATTGCGCATGCTTTTTAGATCATCATTATGGATGAGTTGGTAAGGAAATATTCTAGGGAAATTTTTCATTTTACTGATTTATAAGTAGTTTGCATGGTTTCTTTACCTTTTTCTTCAATAATGTACTTTTTATATCCTTCGATAACATCAAGTGCTTCTTGTTCTGTAGAGTGAGATTCGTACATTGATTGGGCTTCCATATAATGCACCCCAGATTTAATTATGTTTTCCCATTCCATAGAGAGAAAATCAAATTTACCTATTCTTAAACGTGGGGTTCCAACTTGGGGAATATATCGTTTTGTCCCGTTTCGTTGTTCTTTAATTTGTATTCTGAATTCCATAATTATTTTAATATTTATATTTTCGTATTCCAAATCCAATCACTGTTTCGCCATCGATTAGGGAACATATTTCAACTTTGAATAGTTTTCTTAACGTAGGGTTAAACCATCTTTTGAACCAAATATTGTGGTGTGTCATGTTATTCTACTATTAATTTAACTACTGTTCTATAAATTGGATAACACCACATTTCTCTAGTACTGAAATTTCGGAAAACATATGCTCCTGAGGTGTCGCAATCAAATTGGTCTGCTTCAATTGTATCGCGAAATGAGATGCTACCTATTTGACCCCATATTAAATATTTTTTCATATTATTTTATTTTTCTCCAAATGTTGGTTTAAAAGTAAAGTTTACCCAAACCTTACATACAATTAGGTTTAATCCTATCATGTAATTGTTTACGAGATTAGATTTGCTAAAGGTTTCTTTTACGACTTCATCCCGAACCCATTGGTTTTTAGGGAGTCTTACTCGACCAACTACTTGATATCGTTTAGCCCAAATACCTAACTGCCAATTATTTTTAATTTCATTAGCCTCATAGTTTGATATCATGGAATTAGAATCCTTTTCCCAACGATGCCTCAGAACAAATGATGCTCTGAAGCCTTTTATTTTAATTCGTTTTATCATCTTCTTCTGTGTTATAAGGTCCAAACCCAGGAAAGTCTGAGAATGATAATCCATACTGTAAGCTAAACCATTGCATCTCACGCTCTGCTAACTTAGCTGGTGTACGTAACTGCTTCTGCAAATACTTCTTTCCCCACTTTTGCCATTCCTCATTCTGAGCTACGGTCATTGTGTATTGTTGGAACCAGTTATCCTTACGTCCCTTTATATCCTCAAAGGTTACATCATGTCCTGCAATGCGGAACATCTCATTGATAAGATCTTCGCTTGCCTTTTCTCGTTTTTGTTCTCTTGTTAGTCTCATATTCTTTTAAGTATTAAATATCCATCTGCATCAAGTTTTGGAAATCTATCCCAACCATTAGGAGCTCTATCAGCTGGGATAGCGTCCATCTCAATCTCAACATCCCATTCAGTTTGTTGTAGTGACTTGGTAATTCTATCATATAATTCATCCATTACAGAATGTCTATATTGCTCATCAGATATCATTCTTGTATGACTTTCCATACTTGGTGCATTTTCTAATGTTTTTGCAAATATATTTCTTACATCCTCCTCATTAAACTTCTTATCACCTATCAACTCAAGTGCTTTTTGGAAGCCACTAAAAAATCCATTATAGTTACAATGCCAGTCTGTTGTTTTAATATCATAATATTTGTTGGAATTCTCTTCTGCTAATTTCATCAAATCATAACCACGTTCAATTGCTTGGCAGTTTTTTAGGGATAGTTTCTTGTATGGACTATCACCCGTTGTAGCATAAGGCGTTTCATTTACATATAATCTGTAATCACCCCATCTGTTTATCAACTTTGCTTTCATCTGTATTTCTTTTTTAATACGACATCATAATAGTTAACTGTACTTCTTGTCTCACCATTGCTAACCGTATAGGTTTGTGAATAATCCTTTTTGCATTGTGCTACTCGTTCCTCAATGGTGCCTTCTGTGTTGTTAGTGTAATACAGCCAAGATGTCCAATAAGAATCAAAGCTAGCAGCTTCTCCACGCGGTCCTGTGAATGTCAAAGCAATTTGCCATTTGAAAAACACAAAGGACCAACACGGACTCCATTCGAATCGATAATCTGTATCAGACCATTTTGTCTTGTATCCTAATCCTACAAAGTCAAAGCCAAAGCGTTTGGGAACAAATATTCGTCCTCGCATTACTTCGGCACGTGCTTCCTCAAAGGTAGGCACTCTCCTTCGATAATCATTTTTTGCATTGCGTTCATTGAACCGTTCTGCATCCGCTATTTTCTCTGCAGCTAGTTCATCTGCTTGTTTTGTATTAGGCTTAACCAATCTGCGTGGAAAGAAATAGGGTGTACCTATAGCAACCTTGCCTATGTATATGTTAACTCTTGGCCTTACAAAGGGCGAGTTAAGTATGTTAATCCATTCAAATGTTTTCATCTTATTTTATTAATTCGTCTAATGACTTTGGTTTGTAATCTACTCGCTCACATGAAACACAAATGTAACGCGGATCTGGGCAACCATTTAGCATTACTACCGCATCATGTATATGTCCATGTATGTTTCTAGGAAAGCGATATTCTAACTCCATTGGGTGTATAGGACAATGTGTCAATACGAATCCTTTGTATTCTTTCATACCCATTACACTTCCAACATGATGAAGCAAGTGAGGCACATCTTGTCGACGATCGTGGTTGCCTAACACTACATGCTTAACACCATTTAAACGATCCAACAAGGCATATGAAGCCTTCTTCTCCATTGTGACATCGCCTAGGATATATGTTACATCTCGTTTGTCTACAACACTATTCCAGGATGCAATGATGTGTTCGTCATGTTCCTCGACAGTAGCAAAGCCACGACGTGTTGCCATATTAGTATGACCCAAATGCAAATCTGCTATAAACCTAACTACACTCATCTTATTTTGTTTTAAACCATTTATCAATACCTGTCTTCTCCGGCTCCTTTGGTTCCTCAGGTACCAATTGAGCTTTTAATTCTTGTGCTTTATAATATGCTTTCTGAGTAATACTATAACTGTAGATATGAGTTTTTGCGGCGAGTTTTTCATATGCTGCAATCAATTCCCTTATCTCATCATTAGTCATCGCGTCTACGATTTTCTTCTCGGATTGCCTTCTCTGCTAACTTGTATACCTTGAAGAATGCTTTGCGGTCCTTCTTCTTCAAATCTAATACACGAGGACCAACTGTAGTTAACTCACAACAGCATTCATTTGCATCATATTCAAGACTCGCAATGCTATATGCATGCTCTGGATTCACAAAGCAACTTGCGGTAACTGTAGTATGGTCTTTACGTAATCCATAAAACTCTCCATCTTTTTCAACTCGTTCCCAACCGTCTGCAATCATCTGCTCTTCAGCACCATAATACGTGTTAGGATAATAACAAATGATGTCATAACGACCATCCTTACAACGGCATTCGATATTGTCGACTCTTATTTTCATATCTTATTTTTCTATAATATAAGAAATTGATTTCATATATCCAACCGTAACAGTAAAAAAGTGCCTACCGAAGTAGACACTTAATAATTTATTTTAATCGGTTACGGATTTTGTCTAAGGTCGTTGCATTATGGAACTTACCATCTCTGTAAATAGTTTTTAATTCACCATTGGCTTCATTATTCCAATTTACTTTATCGAATAATTGATAATCGCCATCATTAGGTCTTGTAACCATTAACAAACCAGTCGCAGACTTCTTAGTACCATCATCTGTGATAGGATCCTTGAAGATTTCTCTACCTTCACCATTTACCTCAACATACGTTGCCTTCATTGCAAATCCAAATGTATCTCGGGTGTTGTATTGGTATGTAAATGAACCAATCCCTAATACCACATTGGTTGATGCAAATCCTTTTGCAGCTAATCTTCTACAGATTTCATCGGCACGATCAATTGTAATCGAATCTCCGTAAATTGCTCCGATGTGTGGATCTAGTACTTTGTAACCTTGTTCGTTGATTGTTCCACCAAATACATCCCAAAGTAATTCAATAACGCCTTTCACTTCATGTTCGCTATAGGTTTTACCATCCATATCTGCTCCAGCCCAATCAACACAGCCGTCGGGCCAATGGTTAACTTCTGGTTCATAATATACACCATCTTTTAAGATAGTTATTCCATTTGTTTTGTAACTATACTCATCAGTGTATACAAACGCTTTAAATTCGTCTTCGGTCATTACTCTCATTCCACAGAGAATATTAACTGGGTCACCTGAGTCAGGACGAATAACCAATTTACCATCACGAGCCATAATCTCTTCTTTCAGAACCGGTAGATATTCTGTACACATTCTCCATAAATCGAATGTATCACTAACCATACTAAGTATTCCCGTTGGGTATACATTTAACAAATGACGTATACCACCTAGTTCATTAGTTGTCGTCTTCTTAACAATTCGTATACGTTTTTCAATTTTTTTCATAAATAAATTTTTTGTTTGTTATGTGTGCCGGAGCCATATATATTAATATGAACTACCAATTAATTTATAATAATATAATAAATAATGCGTTAAATTCCAACCGAATTAAGTCTAAACATGTTTATTTCGAACGCCATCATATTATTCCAAAATGTATGGGTGGAGATAACTCAAAATCGAATTTAGTATTACTTACAGCCCGAGAACATTTTATAGCACATTGGCTACTTATTAGAATATATCCCGATAATTATAAATTAGCTTTCGCGTTCTTTGCAATGTGTAATCAAGTAACAGGAGACGTTAAACGAGATTATAAAATATCATCACGCACATATGATGAAGCTAAATTAGCATTTCAACGCAGTAATTCATCGTTGCACTCAAATAAGAAATTGAATAAAAACCATATTGAGATAATACGAGCTCGTATGTTATCTGACGAAAACCCTATGCGAGGAAGAACTGGAACAAATCATCCGCTATATAAAAAGCCTAGGTCGATTGAAACTAAATTAAAAATATCTTCTACTAAAACAAATCATCCGGAACGAAATGCGTCATATAAAGGAGAATATGTAACGCCAATTGGTATATTTAAAACAGCCAAAGAGCCAGCAGATATATTAGGTGTTTCTGCTGATGTTATTAGATCTAGATGTAAAACAAATAGCAGTACAATAATAACGAAAAAACTAGTAAAAACTTCTATCGGCTTAGATGATTCTATGGTTGGATATACATATGAACAATTGGGATGGTCATTTATTCCAAAATCTCAGTCTCCGAAATAATATTTCCTAGATCATCATATTCAACTTCGACTAAATATTCTTCTTCAACTTCAATATCAATAAACTCTGTTAATGCACAGGCTACACTATGCTCCGTTGCGTTTACTGATCCAGCAACTGGGCCTTCAGCTCCATAATATTTACGAGCTCCATAAATTGCAGGTAAACTATCTGAACCCATGAATGAAGTTAAATGGGCTACACCTGAACTGATGACTGCTTCAACGCTATCCATTCCACGCATTGAGAAGTCATGTCCTTGCCAATCGATAAACCATGATTTTTCAGCATCAGTTTTTTCTTGCCATTTAGTCAATACTTTTCTGTATTGGTGAGCAATGGTAGCCGATGTCATTGGTTTCCACAATAGGTTGGAAAGGATTGTTTCTAAATAATTGGTAACCCAATAGAAGTCAGGGTGTGTATTGTAAATAGTCAATACAGGAACTTTAATTGGGGTTAATGTACCTTCAGGTAATGCTTTTACGGTAATTGGAAGATACTGTAAATCCCACAATGCCTCAAAATGAGATACATCATAGTCAGTGTTTAGATACATTGACAACTCACGTTTCATTTCACCACAAACTTGTTCCTTAGGACGACTAAAGAATTCATTTTGGAATGCTTCGTGGATTTGTTGCATTACCATTTGTTGCCCAAATGATACTACTTGATCACAACCTTTTGGAGCATACTTGTTGCTACGTGGAGTGAAATTTGAATAAACCAACGTTGTTCCTTTTGGATACTGTTGGTGGTGGCCTGTTTTATAACCATCGGTTAAAAGTAATGGATTCATATTAGAATATATTTAATTGTCTTACAAAATTTGGTTTAGTTATACTGGATCCTTTACTATTTGTAGTGGATGCTTTAGCACCATATACTTTAGATTCAATATCTTCATATGAATTGGTACAAAATATACCATCAAAAAATACATCAAGATCATCAAAACCACCACTGAAAATACCATGTGTTACTACTAAATAAATTTCAGCGGTTGGGCGATTACCTTTAATTGCTTTTGCCAATTCAATAAATGTTCTACCACCATCACAGATATCATCTACAATAACATATTTTAGATTGTTATGTTGATCTAGTGTTGGAACTTCGGTTCGTAGGATTTGACCTGTTTTTAAGTCACGAACTTTAGTTGCTGTAATGATTTTTTCAATGTCAAACTCCTTAGCAACATCAAATATTTTCTTGTAAGCACCTGCGTCCGGTGAAACTAATACGATTTGGTCTTCTTCATCTTCTCCAATTAAGTATGAAAGTGCGTCATCAACTAGAGCAAAATTATTAACTTTCCTAAAGTTATTTAAACATGCTTCTAATACATCCGAATGTGGGTCTAGGACAGTTACTGATTTAAAATTCAATGAATTGATAATTGGGCAAATAACCGTTTTCAAATAGTTATTTGATCCTTCTTCAAATTTTCTATCACTTCTACTTCCTAGAAAATAAGGTGTAGCTAAATGGATTTTCGTAATACCTAATTCTCGTAATGATGCAACTGCACAACATATCAATTCTAAGTCTTTAAAATTATTTAAACGAGACTTGATTGTGATTTGATAATCAAAATTAGGATTATCATATCCTTTAATAAGGCCAATCTGTAACCCTTCGAATCGAAGTTGTTGTTGTCCATCAGGAAATGTATCGATTTTGAATTTGATATCTGATTTTTCGGGTTTTGCTAAATTTAATATTATCATCATATCTTATTTTTCTATATAATAAGAAATTGTTTTCATTTATCCAACCTGTTGCTAGTGGCTATCTCCCACATTATGTTTTTCTCCATAGATTAGGTAATCTGGGTTGATTACTTTGGCTACTTTTTGTCGGTTACCATCTAATGCTTTAATAACGATACCTTCATGTGGTACTTTAGTATCTTCGATAAAGTTATCGAACACCAATTGGTCTTGTTCTTCTTTAGACCAGTTACCACGATACAACAATTCTACGGTTGGTAAATCCAAAATGTGGAAGATTGTTCTTTCATTGAAGTAAGATTGGTAGTCTCCGTCAACCTCAACATCAAATCCAGCAAACTTAATATCCTTTAAACCATAATCATAGTTCTTTTGGATTCCGTGTCCGTAGATCTCACCATATATCACAATACCACTACCTAAATGTTGAGGTACGTAATACTCTTTTACATATTCCCACAACTTCTCTTTGATTTTGTATTCGTCAGCAATAGTTCTCCATACATCGGTAGAATAGAATCCTTGTGAATCAGATCCTTTTTCAACGTTATGTGAACCATAAACGTATTCATATTCTACCCATTTATTGCCAAAGAATCGTTTTACTTTATCCCAAATAGATATTTTCTTTTTCTTAACAATACCATAACGAGCATTTGTACCGTGGATTTTTCTAGTAATTACTACATTATCCTCTTCAGTAAACATTCCTGTTACGTTTTTCAAGTTAGGAAACTTGTAATATACTCCAAAGTTTGGATTTTGGTGGTATTTTAATTTACGACCTGAAGCAAGTTGGATTTGTACAGCTGGTGGTTCGTATTTGGTAATTCCTAATTTTTCCATACAGTCTTTACCTTCTACTAAGAACTTTTCTTTATAGTAAGTACCTGGGATAAGTAAACACTCTGAGTAGACTCCTCTTAATTTAACTGTTCTTACTCTTTGTCCTTTTCTTAGGTAAGAAGTAACTCCCATTTTTTCAGATAATTCAAAAGGAATTACTGCATCGGTAGTTGCAATTATTACTGCGTTACCTTCAAAATATTCACCTTTTTTAGTAATAGCATTCCATCCACCTACAACTACTTGTTCGATGTTGTCAGCACCTTCAATTGCTTTTACTTCAGTTACGATTCCTACGTAACATACACTATTGTTGTTTTCCATTTTAATATTTTTTTATCCTTCTATTACTTGACACTCTGTAATATCATATTCTTTATCCCTCTTACCTGGAGATGATATTACTAAGTCAAGGTTGTCACTATAATAACCATTGTTGTATCCATAACCTGGGATAGAGATTGGGTGTCCATTTGTTGGGATTAAACGAATTCCATAATCAGGAACTCTTTCAAAGAAATTATCGTTTGATAAATCAAATTCTAATCCCTCAAAATCACTTAGACTGATATGTTCAAAATCTAAGTAGTGGTGCTCACAGCAATCACTCATGTGGTTTGAATATAATTGTGTTCCATCATCAAACACTAATCCTTCTGATATTCTTACTACTTTCATAATTTTATTTTAATTGTTTTTATTTTTTTCGAATTGAGTAGAGATCCAAACTAATCCTTTCCACATACATCTTAACATGTTTAGAAACCAAAAGATCGGCCATATTAAACTAAATGAAACAAAGGCTTCAGCATTTGAATTGTAATCATCGTAATACGCAGGATGAGGTGGATTATAATGATTTACATCTAATTCATTCTTAAAGATATGCAACACCATTAACGATGTAAAAAATCCTAAAACATATATTAATATTATTAATCCAAGCATTTTATTTATTTAAGTAAGTCTTCAAATAAATCTCTGATTTGTTTTACTTTATTTTCAGTGATAAAAGTTTCATCTTCTCCCAATAAAATTTGATTAAGCACATCTTGCATAACATATATAGAATGTCTAGAGAATTGAGGCAAAAATTTAAAATCAAATTCTTCTTCTGTTAACGGTCTATATTCTATTGTTCTAGATTCACACTCATATGGTAAATCTTCTTTTTTTTCAAGAATTAATTCGTCCCAAAATAATTCATTTATATATCCATCTCTCCATTCTTCTTGAACATATTCTCTATATTCTTTATAACTATTAAATTCCATAATTTTATTTTTTAACAAGAACCAAATCGGTATGACATAAATCCTCCATCATCACTTGGAAAGAAACCAAGTTCATCTAATCGTTTCATATCCTCTTCGGATACATCTTCTTCATTAATATTGCAAACATAAAGAACATCATGTTCGCAATGAGTTGGCCATTTTTCTTCTAGGTCCATATATTTTGCTAATATGGTTAGCGCTTCAATTAAATCTTTCATAATTTGATTTCAAATCTATTTTTCATTTGTTCTAATTTATCAGCAGGTACACCATGTTCGTTTACTCCACCATGACGGTTTTCTACTACTAATGAGTGTACTCGATAACCATATTTTAGAGCTAATCCATAGTAAACATCTATTTCCCACTCAGTGGTAAATGTATTTGAAACTACTACATTATAACCTTTTTCCATCCAGGATTCAGTTCTACCTTGACACCAAGCATGTGCTTGTTTTAGTTTAGTTGCGTCAAATTTATATTCTCCATCTTGCATAAAAAACATATCTGCTTCAACGTGTTGATTGCAGATCATTTTTGCTAATGTTGACTTGCCTGAACCTGGTAATCCTCTAAGTAAAAATAATTCTGACATGAACTTTATTTTGAAAATTATTTATTCAACTGCAAACAATTTCATAACCTTCTTCAAGGCGATTGAAACTATGCACAATCTTGCCTACAAACTCTGGTGAAAATGATTCCATGTTGTTACCACGAGCAATGTAAGGTCCGCCTGATGGATCTACCATATCGATAGTATCATTATCTGAATAGACATATTGTCCATATTTTTTTGCAGTCTCTGTATAAGTGGAATTCTCCTCATCCCACTCATGAACTAACTTGATGAACGACTCCAAACTCTCAGTGCCGCCGTCTTCCTGATATTTTGCATATGCTTTATCATACACGTTAGGCACTCCCCAACGGCACCATTTGAATTTGCCTATCCATAAGATGTTGCCATTTGGTAAGAGACCGAACTCATAGCGGTCTCCATATCGGTTTGTGTATTTTGTCATAGATTTTATTTTATTATAAGAAATTATTTGGAAGAATCCAAGTTAGCGTTGTGTAAAATGATGTTTTCTGCAATTTTAATTTGACCTTCAAGTAATGCAATATACTTCTCATAGCCTTCAATTTTGGCTTGTAACTCTGCATTTTCCGTTTGCAATAAATTTATTGCACCCATTATATTGTCGATTGCACCTTGTGCATCATATGTCATAGGCCAGCTGGTTGGTGACCACGTTGACTGCGTTACTATCTGTTTCATTACTCACCGAATAAGTTATCAAACATTTTTCTATAAGATTCAATAGTTGGGTATAGGATCAATATACCAGCTACGCCATAAAGCATACTTGTATATGATACTGGAGATAAAAAGAACTTTGCAGTTGCAATTGATCCTGAAAATACCATTAATACAGCTCCAAATGTTTTAAGAAATTTCTTCATTATTTTCCTCTTTATATTTTAATAATTCTAATTCATCCCACAATTTACCAAGCTCGAATGATCGACCCGTTTCCCATAGTCTCCAACATGCAATCAATAGTGCTGTATATGATATAATATCTAACGGTGTACTTCCATATGCAATCATTTTGATAAAGAAACCTACAACACCTAACGCAAACACAATGAATATAATTTCCAATGCTCGAATAACTCGTTTGTTATATGCAATACTTTCTAGTATTTGTTCTTCAGTTCGTTGTTCTATTTCATTTTCCATTGCTAAACCATTTGTTCATTGTAGTACGTACTGGCTCTGGTAAAGCCTTTTTCTTTTTCTTTTTGTCAGGCAATGTTTTGGCTTCGCGAAACTTTTCGTAACTAGATTTAAGTTGGCCTCTAACAATTTCTGAGTAAGGTATATGAGTCTTAGTTTCATTATCGAAATTTTTATTGGGCCTATGGACTACACTCATCGTTTCTCTTGTATTCGTTGCTTAACCTTTTCCCAATAGATTACCATTGGAGTAATGTCTTCATTAGGTATTGAATCTCTAATGAAATCACACATTACATCACACGCAGCCATAGCGCATTCTTTTGTTTGCCAAAAGTCAATTGACACATCTACCATCATTTTTTCTAGCAAATGTGTTGCTTGTTCTTCTATTGTTCTCATAACTTATTATATGAAATTATTTGCAATAATCCTAGTCCCACCATCCGCGGAGGTCGGTACCATCGAACCATTCGGCCCAAAGGTCTCTTTCCAGATCCTTATTGCGATCTTGGAGCATGATGTATTCATTCCAATTCTGTCCTTCAAATATTCTCCAAAGACGTTGCCAATCTTTCTGAGCTAACTCATTTGCATATTCAACAACCTTGCGGGCTTCAGAAGCTTCTGTTGTATCTAAGAAATTGATTCCAAGTTGCCCTTCAGCATTGTCAATATAATCATCTGCCAATATTGCATCAATCAATTCGATTGCTTCTTGTATAGCAGCAACCTTTGCCATACGAGGTACATGTACTTCATACCCATTAATGAGACAATCGCGTAGTGGCATTAATGACTTGCGCCATAACCTGAGTTGAAATGAGTAGTCCCACCCTCGGAAATTCCATATCTCTTTACGGAAATACCAGAAGTTATACAAACTATCAAAAAATCTTCTAATACGCATACTATCTTGTTGTTAATTCTTGTTGTTGTTGCAAAATGATTTCATGCAGCAAAACATGTTCTCGCTGTAATGCTTCACATTTACGATGTTCTCGGACGAATGACATTGCAATCATTACACCTGCAAGAAACCCGATAAATATTCCAATTGCTGCAGCAATGCTTGCTTCTTTCTTACTCAGCTCCGTCATCTTCTACCTCCTCTTGTTGTGCCAAAGCGGCTGCTTTAGCTACTTCATACTCATAACGCTCTACTATCCAATTTCGTTGGGCTGAGCTTCTTTCGGACTCCTTTGCCTTTACCAAATCATATTCCGATTTAAGTGTTTGCATATCCATTTTAGCAATCTCTCGCACCGAAGGTGGCAAGTAATCGCGCGGATCGATATTCTTTGTAAGTGATTGTAACAGTTCATTGTACTGTTCTTGTTGTTCTGGGGTTAAATCATTTAATAGATTCATAATTTATTTCATTTTATAGTTTAAAACATTTCTTGCATAGCCATTTACCTGCGGATAGCCGGTGTTGTAGTAACCAAAGACCAAATCCCATCTACCGTAGATATTGTGCAGTCTACGCAGGTATTTGAGCCCCGTACGAACGTTATATTCGATGTCAATACGTAAGGTTTCTCTGGATACATTGTCTCGATTAATATATCTTGCTGTGGATAACAAGATTTGCATTGGTCCTTCGGCGCCTGAATGGGATGTTTGTGCTGGATTATATCTCCATTGGAAAGGACCTGTGTAATGTGTTTCACAATAAGCAACTCCAAATGCGTAACGCAATGGGATATCAAATGTATCTGCATATTGTTTGATCAGTTTATACATTTGCAGGCTTGGTGGTGATGATTTGTTAATGCGATCCGGTAGCCTAACCTCACCTGTATTAACAGGATCCTTAGCATCCGGAACGGTTACTGCGGCAACAGCTAAAGCTCCTACCGCAATACCGATTTTAATACTATTTACTAGCATTTACTTCCTGATGAATACGATTAGCATACATTTCGAAAATGGTTTGGCCAATCTGGTCACTATAAACAATGTACTTACCCGTAGATCGTTCAATCATTAAAAGCTCATTGCTTTCATTTACTGCAATCGACAACTCGTCTGGAGTAAATGCGTGAGCATAAGGGTTTTCAACTGTCTTAGCTTTTTCAGCTCGCGATGCTTGATGCAATGCTCCTAATTTAAATGTTGCAGTAGACACAGCTACTAAGATAACAACATTCAATGCGGGCTTTACATAACCCTTTACTGTTTCTAGCGTTAACTTCATATTATGGTTTTAAGTGATTACTTTTTAACATCCTTGTGGATTTCTTGCCAGATGTGCAACTCTGTTTCAAATGTATTACCTTCGAACACTGGTTTATCAGTTAAACGATCGTGTTTTGTAATACTACCATCTGGATTAATTGTTCGCGCAATGCGTATTCTATGAGTTTTTGTTACTGGACGTTTGTATAACATACCAAATCGTCGCAACAATAATTTGAATCTTGATTTTGTTTTCTTAACGAATGTCATAACTCTTTATTTTCTATATTATAAGAAATAAAAAGCTAATATCCAACCAACACGGGAGAAAACTTTGCTATCCTTTAATTAATTTCTTTGATTCCTTTTCGGTTTCTTTAACCGAAAGGTATGTGTCAATTAATTTATCAAATCGACGATCTGTATATGATCGAAGTTCATCGAGATTTCTATGGTAATGATCATTAATCTCATGTAATTCTCGCGTCACTCGATCTTCTACTCTATTGACATTTTGATATATATTATTTGTTTCGTCATGCGTATAACGTAACACTTCTTCTATTCTTTTTTTCAATTTCAATACCATAACAGTACTATATATAGTCAAGCTGACTGTTGCCAACAAAACCATTGTTAGTACTCCTACAGCAAAATACATTGCTTCCATAAGTTTCCTCCTATGTCAAAGAACTCCTCCCGTGTTGGGGATATTATACTGGATTACCAGTTGCGGCCGCGTATAGTTTACGCAAAGTATAATTACTATTTTGTGTTTTGAATACGACTAAATCTTCTTGTTGTTCCGTAATCTCAGTTACTACTGTTGTCTGCCAAGTAAAGAAATGATTGAATGGCGACATCATCAATGATCGACCTAACGCAGGCTCATCATGTTGTGCTTTAAAACGTCCACTCAATTCATCCCATTCAATCCACATTACTTCTTTAGATTGATTAGTTAAACCATCATGTTCCCTAACTAATTTCCAATTGAATTCGTTTTCAACTACTCCTTGTTCGACAGCAATCTTAAGAACATTCTCTTCGGTTAGCGTCATTGGTATTTCTCTATTTCCTAATTTACTCATAACCAATTTATTTCATTTGTTATTGGGTTCCATTCGAATGTGAATGGTAAGTTTGCGTAGCTATATCTTTCATTCAATACTGATGCATTAAAGAAATGCGTATGACCGTTGTAGTAATGACCATAGCTTCCATGCACATGACCAAATACATGAATCTTTGGACGTATCTCATCTACACGATGACGTAACATTTCACATCCAACTCGTATACTTTGTCCGCCTGGTATATCTAAATATCCATATGGAGGGCCGTGCGTAACTAGTATGTCTGTATTAGTCGGAATAGCATCCCAACGGGCTTTCATTTCTTCTCCGTTGCGAGGTAAGTTGAAAGCCCAATTATAGAACTCAGGTTGCCAAGGACTACCATAGATTTTAGCAGTATTTACATTTGGATCATGCAGATCACTATCTCCAACTGTCATCCAATCATCTTGTAGATATTCAATTGTTTTATATCCTGTCAATATGCCACGAGCTTCCTCAGGCTCATCTTGCATCCAACGATCGTGATTACCCGCAATAAAAACTTTGAAATCGTAATTGTCTATTTCATCAAACCACTTAAAGAACTCCATCGCTTCCATTGGATTATATCCTGAGCTCATAAAGTCACCAGCATGAATCAATATGTCGCCACCCGGCAAATCCAACGGCTGATTATTTTTGCGATAACTTTTCGTAGTACCAATATTACGATGCTTTGTATGCGTATCGCTTATCAATGTAATCTTCATACTATATTATATAGAATAATGTTTATATATCCAAATAAAAAGCCCTAACATTTCTGCTAGGGCATAATAATATCGAGTTGCGGGATGATAAAGCATATAGACTAAATCTAAATCAAATGCCAAATCAAAGACCTTCCCTTACTGCAAAGACAAAATCAAAAACTAAGTCTCGTTCGATAGCCAATTGTACGCCGCTAGGTACTTAACCTGTCTATCTAATGAGTTCTATCTCAGTTTTGAGAGTTTGTAAAGGAAGCGGATGTGAGCGCATTAGCGCAGAGTCATGAAACCGACCGGAGAAGGTTTCTTAAATGTAGTTTATATGTATCTTTTATATATCATAAAAACTTCATCATCCAACATAAAAGCATACGAGACACGGCTTGTGCTTATCCCGTATGCTAACCCAATTATTCTAATCCTTTAAGGAACTCATTAACTACTGGTTGGAATCGAGCTGGAACTTCAATTCTCAATGCTGCAATTCTTGCAATTTCTTTTTGCTTAGCTTCATTGAAATCAAACTCTGCTTGTTTTCTAACTTCAATCCATTCTCTTCGAAGTGTGTCATAATCAGACTTCAATACGTCATTGATTTGATTAACACGAGCAGCTTCGTCTGCATTTACACGCTCTCGTCTAGCATTTTCAACGGTTACTGCATTCTTAACCATTGCCTTGAAATAGTTAACTCGTTGTTCATATCCTCGGTGCAATATGGATAATTCTTCGTGAATTGCTGACAACCCCGATAACGTGTGATGTTTCTCAACTTGCACTGGAGTTTTCTTTCCAGTTTCAATTTCTGCCCACTCTAACAATTCCATGGTTGGCAATTCCTTACGCAACTCATCTAATTTACCACCTTTATGAATAAATTGACCAATGTGAGATGCATAAGCTTCAGCTTCTAAGTATTCTTCCCACTGAGCTGTTGTCAATTGATCCCAACCCCAAGACTCAGATACATGTTCTAATTCTTGTGCATATTCAAAATCCGGAGATGAAGGAGACTCTTTCTCAAATCGCAATGACTCTCGTTGTTTGCTTTTCAACAACTCATCTTTAGCTCGGATGTTCTCCATTAAGAATGCTTGAGTTGCATGAAGACGAGACTTCTCTTGTAACAATTCAACAATGTTTGTCGGCATTGGATTTGCAACTTGCTTAATATAATCCGCCCCTTCAAACTTAAGTGTCTTTTCAGCATTGTTAATTACTGAAATTTCAGCCTGAATGTCTCGACTTCTTTGATTGCAAAGATTTGAAATTGATTGTGCTTGAGATAATGACAATCCTTTTGATGCTAATGAGTGTTTCATATTGGTTAACTTTTTATTTAATATAATTAATTTAATTTACTAAACCAAATTTTGTGTTAATAAATGTGCTTGGTTTATTGTCGCACATTTATATTTGGTGTGGCCCCGGAAGGTTTCGAACCTTCGTGTAACCAACTACGGTTTCAACGCTTTATGAGAGCGAGCCGATACGAGGCCTGGTTTATTTCTTTTATTTCTTTTTGTGTTTGAGTGCTTTTGTTAAATACATTTCGGTTATGTATTTTAATTTAAAACTTTTTATTTTCTATATATTAAGAATAATAAAACTAATATCCAATCTTTTATTAAAAATAATGGCCTTTTTGTAGTCAGGACAGGACTCGAACCTGTATGAAGTGTTACCTCTAAGTGCTCTTGATTATCTGCTATCCCTATGATCACGTATTCCACTTCTTATGAATCATTGCATTTACAGCTCTATTTCTTTAACTCACATTCGTGAATGCTGTCAGCGTCTACCAATTCCGCCACCTGACTATATTGACTACAAGAGCACGTTGTTCTTTGCATCTCTTTGATCTTCTCCGCGGTTAGTCAAACCGGATAGAGCTTTTCCCTATCAGAAGTCCTATATGAGGAATCACCTCACTTCTCATCGTATTAGGCATACTACTCGGCGATGAACCAAGACGTGTAGTCAGGACAGGATTCGAACCTGTTGTAGGACTTGAATTAGCTATCAAATATCATGAGAAACTTCACTAATTCAATGTGCAGACCATCTGCCTACCTGACTATGTGGTCCCTGCAGGATTTGAACCTGCGACCTTCTCGTTATGAGCGAGTTGCTACTGACCAACTGAGCTAAAGGACCAAAGCTGAAGTCGCTATTTATCGTAACGACTTCGGAACTTTTTCTCCACTTATTCCTTTCGGATGGAAGATAAGCTGTAGTCAGGACAGGATTCGAACCTGTATATAGTGTTTATAGCATACCTTTGCCAAAGGTCTTTCTCCGTTTTTGCCTACGGGCAGCAGCATCACTCGTGTTTCCGTTACACCACCTGACTAAATTGCTTCTTATTCTCTTACCCTTTTATTTCGAAGCCAACCTGCTTATCTTTAAATACGAGTTTCTCAAGGGTACAGGTCGTTACAGGACATCGCTTAACCTGCGGTGCTGACGTCATTACACACCTTCGATGTCGAACAATTAAAGAGGACATCAGCGATTTTTTTAAAAATTCTTAATTTTTTATTTTTTATATTATAAAAAAATTCTTCCTAATCTCCAACCTAATTCGATAAAATTATTTAACTCAATTTTTTTAATTTTTTTATTCTCAACATTATTTGTTATCCAACATGTTCCAAATTGAGAATTCTTTTTACCAATTCCTTTACCTTTCATTGAAATCTTTATTTTAGCCTTAGTCTCAATAGTATGTTTTTTATGATAATGACCAGATTGATAAAGTCTATCAATTCCGGCTTTAAAGTTTCGAAGATATGTGGTTTTATACTCGTCAGATGTTTCGAGTAAATATTTATGTCGCGTTGTACCAGCTATAGATCTTCGAAGTTGCTGTTCATTGCTTATAAACCCTCCCTTTCCGCCAATTATTAAATTCATACATTGCGGATCCTTTAAGATATCTTCATTAACTAATTCCTTTTCTCGGTTAGACAATGAGTTTCTGTCAGGTAAAAATTCTAAAATTTCACAAGTAAAATTTTCAATACCATACTTATTAATTGAATTTCTTAATTTTTTTCCACTACCAATATATCCATCATTCAACTTGTTTGTCGAATGCATTCCTATATAATACTTACCGTTTATTAAATTGGTAGTTTTATATATGAAATGATATTTCTTTGCTTTATTGAAATTCGCCATATTCTTTTAATATAAATATGACAAATTTCAAAAAGGCTCCGTTGCGGGAGCAGGACTCGAACCTGCGATCTAGGCTTATGAGACCCAGCGGATAACCA